CGTTCGACGCCGCGATCGAGCCCTGATCCAGACCGACGACCGACCCGACAGCCGTGTCCGAAGTGCCCAGGTCCGTCGCCGTCACCAGCGTCTGCGTGTCACCCGTCGTCGGGTTCTGCTGCAACGCGACAGTCCCGGCGTCGGTCGAGATGGCGGTGGTGACCAGCAGCCACACACTCGTGATCATCACCTCGCCGCCCGCGACGGTGAACACCGGGATCGCGGAGCTCGCCAATGTGCCGGACGCCTTCGTCGCGAGGAGACCCAGCACGGCCTTCCGGAACGCGGCGTTGTCGTTGAGAACAGACATGTTCTCGGCCTCCTGTCAGGCGTTCGGGTTGGCGAGGTTCTGGGGCTTACGCTGCACATCCAGGTCATGCAGGATGTAGAACGCGCAGCCCAGCTTCGTGGCCCCCGGCTGCGGCACGTTGATCGACAGCCACTCATACCCGTCCGACAGCTGATCCGCGCCGACCTCGATCACCACGACCTGCGAATGCTCCGCCGACGTGCCCGCCCCGCCGGTGTCGGCGATCTCCGACCCGGCGGACTGGGACACCTCCGCCCACGTCGCCGCGCTGGTCAACGCCAACGCGTCCTTGAGGTAGTACTTGGTGATGATGTCGAGGTCCCGGATGGTGCCGCCGGTCGCCGCGTCGGCCTCCTGCAGGTCGACGGCAAGGTCGGACGCGGCGGTCCCGATCGAGGCGAAGATCACTACGGACACGCCGCGGCAGTTCTTCAGGTGCACCCGCTCGCCGGTGTTCGCGCCGGTGTTGAGATTCACGGGGACGATCGCGGGGACGATGTCGAACAGCCGCCCCAGGCCCCTGGCTCCTGTGGTCATGTGTTTCCTCTCCCGCCGAGGGTGTTAATGCTCGGCTGGTTCAGTCCCCGGCCGGGGGTTTATTGCCGACCGGGGATCTGGGTTAGCGGGCCGCTAGCTGCACAAAAGGCGAAAGGGTTGGGCCATTGTTCTGAGGTGTAATCGCGCTCTGCAGCCACGGGCGCCCATCGACGCGCTCTATGATCCGATAGGCCGTCTGGTCGTTCTGGAACTTGAAATGCGGCGAGGACATCGCGGACATTACCTGCCGGTCGCCGATCAAGTAGAACCCGAAGTCGATGAAGCTGATGTCACCGAGGTCGCCCAACAAGCCGGGCGCCTTCTCGGTGAAGATCACGGGCCTTCCCAAGATGGTCATTGGGGGGCCTTGCGCGCCGTTGTTCAGCCAGATCGCGGACCCGCCCGTCCCCACCGACAGCGCCATGGTGGCCAGCTCGGGGAACGTGTCGATCGAGCACACCCACACCGCCCGGTCCAGCGAAGACGGCAGCATGCGGGCGAACATTTTGACTATGTTCTCCCACACGATCGTGTCGGCCGACTGCCCGGACTCCTTGGACACCGCGACGGTGGCGGAGTTGTTGGCGTCCAAAACGCCAAGCGGCTCACCGACCCCGCTGCCCTTCAAGAACGCGACGTCCTCATAGAACCCGAGCGCCTCGGGGAAGATCTGGTCGATGAACGCCTGGAACGAGATGATCGAGTCGGAGATGAGCTCGTTGGGGACCTCGGTGTAGGCCGTCAGTTTCTTCGCGTCCAGCACGATCCGGGAGAACGCGGCCTGGCTGGCGGTGAGCGCGGCGCCCTCCTCCGTCCAGTACCCGACGATCCCGCCGTACACCGAGGACACGTTCGAGGTGGAGTCGATGGCGGGGAACGGCACCCTGAGTGTTTCCATCGGGATCACCCGCGCGCGCGGCCGCACGATGCTGGTTTCGATGGCGACCCGTAGCATCTCCGACCGCAGCGTTTCGGGGATCAGGAACCCGCCCTCGGACGGCACGGTGGAGGAGAACGCGTTCCGGACCCGGCCCAGCTTCGCCTGCATGTTCGCGTCCCGTGACGCGTTGTGCCAGATCAGCTGGAAATACTCACTGGAATTCGCGAACTCCTTGTCGAGCCGGGCGCCCATCGCCCGCGGGTTGTGCAGCCCCGACTTCTGCGCCGCCAAGCCGGCGACGGGGGCGGCCGGGTCAAGGTTGATCCGCTGCACCTGCTCCGGCTCGTTGTCCTTCAGCCAGTCGGCGAGGATCCGCTGGGTCTCCTCCCTGACCTGGGTGGCGATCTCCTGGTCCTTGTCCAGGACGGTGCGGGCGTACTTGGAGATCAGCTCCCCGAACTTGGCCTTGTCCTTGAACACCGCCTGCATCCGACGCGAGTCGCCGAGCATCTCTTCGATCCCCGCCGGGGTGTCGGGGATCGTGATGTCCTCGACATCCTGCGCCGGGGGCGCGGCCCGGTTCCATGTCTTACCGACGTCGGCTGGGGTGTAGCCGTGGCGGGCGAGCAGGTGCCGCTGCCCACGGGTAAGCGTGTTGTTCATCGTGCCGCCTCTCTGAGGGCGCGTACAGATCTGGCTGGTCCTGCTGCTCCCCACCCGCAGACGCCACCGCGGGGGCGTTGTCGGCGCGGAGCCGCACGGACGCGCGGAACACGTCCGGGTCGAACCCCTCGAACCCCTCCACCGGCGGTGGGCCCGCAGGCTCGGGCGGTGGGGCTGGCTGCGGTGGGCCTTCGTACGGCGCCTCGACCACCGCCGGGGGTTGCACGGCGGGCGCATCGTCCGCTCGGACCCTGACCGCGTGCCGGAACGCCTGCGGGTCGTACACGAAATCCGGGTCGGCCGGGGCGGGTTCCACATCGGGGGCCGGGGCGGGCGGCCCCTCATAGGGCGGGTCCACCGCCGTGGGCTGGTGGGCGGCCGGGGCGTGTTCGGCGTTGACCCGCACCGCGTGCCGGAACGCGTCGGCATCCCAGCCGGCGAAGTCGTCGGCCGCCGTGGCCATAGCCGCCTTGAACACCGACGCTGACGCCGAGTCCCAAGGGATCACCTCGACGATCTCGCCCTCGTCGTCAGCGTCGTGGACGTGGTTCGCCGCGTGGTCGCTGCTACCGGCGGGCTGGTGAGCCTTCAGATGCCGCTCCGCCGTCGCCTTCTCCGCGTCGGTGTAGCCCTCCGCCTGATTCAGCCTGCCCAGCGCGGCCGAGACGCCGGCCAGCGACGCCGCCCCCGGGGTGCCGTCAGTGTTCACGAAATGGTGCGGCAGCGAGCAGGCGTCCTTAGGGAGTTCACCGCTCTCAACCCGCCCCGAGTCATACAGCGCGTACATGCTGCGGGCCGTCTCGACGCTCATCGGGGACGGGAGTTTCGCCTGTTCGGCGGCGGCGTCCCAGGCGCCCTCTTGGCCGGTCCCGCCGTGCGGCCCCACCGCCGCAGCCTCCACGGTGGGCGCCGTACTGGGAGCCGAGCCAGGGGCAGGCGCGGCATTACGGCCCGGATAGCGGAACACCGACAGATCCCAGGAGTTATCGACCGGCATCGGCGTCGCCTTCTTCGGCTTCGCGGCCTCGTCCGCCAGGCCCGCCGCGACCGCCTCCGCCGCCGTGTACCAGGTTTCGGCGCGCATCCGGTCCCGCCACTGCTTGACGGTTCCGCCCGCCTTCTCCGAATAGATCGCGGCGATGTTGTCCGATGAGCGGTCGAGCAGGTCCGCCAGCTCCCGCATGTCAGCGGCGTCGCCGATGCACATGCCGGCGCCTTCGTGGATCATCATCTGGGAGTGGGGTTGCATCACCACCCGGTCGCCGGCCATCGCGATCACCGATGCGATCGACGCCGCGAGGCTGTCGACGTAGACAGTGACGTTCGCGGGGTGGGACTGCAAACAGTTAAAGATCGCGATCCCGTCGAAGATCTCCCCGCCCGGCGAGTTGATCCGCAGGCTGATCTTCGGCGCGGTGATCGCCTTCAGGTCGACCATGAAGTCCTGCGCGGTGACCCCGAAGTACCCCACCTCGTCGTAGATCATCACCTCGGCGTAGGTGCCGCCGCCGTCCTCGTCCTTGGCCTGCAACCGGTCCGTGATCCGGTACCAGTCGGTGCGGCCCTGCATCAGCCGCGCCCTCGGCCTGGCCGTCCTCAGGTTCCTCATGCCGGGCTCCCTATCCATAGCGGGCCTCGAACGTCCCCCGGCACCGGTCCCCACCCAGACACCCCACGTAGGACCCGCCGCCGTACGCGGCCTCCGCCTCGCCCAGCGACTCGAACTCGGTCCCGTCGATGTCGCCGCACGGCCCGCACTGGCTCGGGTCGTTGACCTCCACCGCCGCATAGATGGCGGGCGGCGCCACCATGGCGTAGGCCAGCCGGCCAAGGTTCGTGGCGCGGTGCAACGCACCACCCAAACGGTCCCGCAACCCACGATCAGACAGGCCCCGCAGAAACTCGGCGACCTGGGATGCGACGTCGGCGGCGGGACGGCCCGGCGTGAACAGCCGCAAAGCTTCCCGACCAGCGGACCCGGCGAGGTCACCCGCGAGCATCGCGGCGACGGCGACGGCGATCTGCACCAACTCGCTACCGAAGTTCGTGATCGTCAACGTGTGGCGGGCGCGTAGCGACTCATCGATGGTGGGCGGGTCGACGTGGACGCCTTGCGCGGCGGCTTCGGAAGCCATGCGGGTGGCGGCGGTCTGCGCCATCTGGCCGAGCGCCCGCCGCAACCGGTGAGCCGCCCCGGCCGAGTCGGTTGTCAGGCCCGCCAACGCGGCGGGATCGTTGTTCGTGGCGGCCGCCCTGACCTGTTCGGTGAGGTCGTTGATCTGGGCGTCGGTGACCGGCGCCCACTCGGCCAGCAGCTCGGACAGGGCGTCCTCAAGGTCGGTGCGCACGTGGGTGAGCGGTTCGACCGCGGCGGTGTTGCGCACGC